TCTACACCGGCCCGACGCCGGAGCCTGGGCAAGAGAAATACCTGCATGTCATGCAGGCCGTGAGCGCCGGCACGGGTGTGCCGGGCTATCTGTTGCTGGCCGACTACCTGATGTTTTACCCGCTGATCGATGGAGACTCCACAGACCAGCAGGACATGGACAACACCGCGCCATTGCCCAGGTACACCTCGGGCGACGGTGTACAGTGCATGATCGTGGTGGCCTCGCCCATGACGCAGGTCGGCAGCGTGACGATCAGCTACACCAACTCCGACGGAGTGTCTGGGCGCATCTCAACCGCTGGGCTGGTCACCAACACGGTCATCGGCGCCCTCGCAAACACATCGAATGCCACGACTGACGTTGGCGCGTTGTCGCCATTCATCCCGCTGGACAGTGGCGACAAGGGAATCCGTAGCATCGAGTCGATCACAGTGTCAGGCTCACCCGGCGGACTATTCAATGCGGTGCTGATTAAGCCGCTGGCGCATCTGCAGATACGCGAGAACTCCACAGCGGCAGAGAAGACCATGCTGCCGCACTCGGCTTCGTGCCCAAAGATCGAGACCGGCGCGTACCTCAACTGGATACTGAACAACGGCAGCGCGAACGCTCCGTTACTGCGCGGCTTCTTGCAATTTGCCTGGGGATAACCATGCCTTTCTCATCGATGGACGATCTCGTCAACGAGATCACAAACGGAAAGTTCAACCGCTCCGATTGGAACAAGATCACGGGCGCTGCCGCCTACACGGCTGGCCGGTGGTACGACTTCAGCGCGCTGGGCGGAACGCCTGTCGCAAACGCCTGGGCTGGCACCGCGCTGGCCTGGAGGACATGCGACGCCGCAACAGGCAACGGCACGCAGATTTTCGGGCTGCCGCACGGCGGCAACGTCAGCCCCGACACCAAGCACATCCTCAACGTGCAAGCGCTCACGGGCGTGGCCACCGGGGTGCCTGGACAGCTCATGCTGGTCGATCTGCAAGGCTACTGGCCCGGCATCAGCAACAACAGCGCTGTGGCTCAGACGCTGACGGGCACGCCGAGCCTGCGCTACACCAACGGGGCCGGGTGCAGGTTGTTCTGGGTGCAGACCGCAACTGCAGGCGCGACGGCGCAGAACATCGCGGTCAGCTACTCCAACACCACGCCCACCTCGGGACGCACGCTGCCGGTCACCGTGGCCATGACCGCCTCGGCCATCACGCCGCACATCAGCCACTCGGGCACGGCGGCGAACAACTACGGTCCGTTCCTGCCGCTGGCAAGCGGTGACACAGGCGTGTCCAACGTGGCCTCGGTCACCATGTCCGCCGCAAACACCGGCACCGGGGCGCTGTGCCTTGCGAAGCCCCTGCTGACGCTGCCTCTGACCACGGTGTCCGTCGCTGCCGAGCGCGATCTGCTCAACCAGTTGCCAAGCCTGCCTCGCGTGATGGATGGTGCCTGTCTGACATGGCTTTACTTTGCTGGCGCGGCCACTGCGGCCAACACCAACTTCTACGGCGCGGCTGAGTTCGGCTGGGGCTGATGGCACTCAAGCAAAACACCACGATCCTGGCGCAGTTGCCACTGCGCCTGATCGGTGGCGACCCCGGCACGCTGCGCTCCATGTGGGGCCGTGGCGACCGGATGAACGAGTCCGTGGGCGAGGGCATCCCGTCCAAGCTGGCGGGCATCCCCAGCGGGCACCTCGCACCTTCGTCCTGGGTGCTACCGTACAAGCCGGGCGCGATGTCGTCGTTCACGCAGTGCGTGGTGACGGTAACGCCTGGGACGTTGAATCTAGCGGCTGGCGTCAATATCACCGGCAATACAACGGTTGCCGTAACCGTAAACCCTGCCGATGGTCAACTTATCGTATCGGCTGTTGGTTCAACGTCCATCACGGTCAATCTAGCCGCCAATTTGGCTGGAGCCCTGTTAGCCGCTGGTAATACGGCAGTCACGTTTACTGTAAATAACGCAACACTTGGTGCTGTCGTTGATGCCATTGGAACTACGCTGGTGCAGTTCACGGCCAGCGCAACACCTCGAGCCACGGGCAATCTATCTGGGAATATCACACCCTTTACAGAGTTGAGTCCGCAATCGCTGTCTGCCGCCGTTTGGGAATCACTAGCTAGTGTTTACAACACTCCAGGCAGCATGGGGGAACTTTTGAATAGCGCTGGAGGTGGAGCCAGCCCTGCCACGATTGCTGCCGAGGTATGGTCAACGCCTCTTGAGACGCTCACGGCAGAGGAGATCATGCGCGTAGTTCTAGCTGCGCTGGCCGGCGCTCGATCTGGGCTCGGCTCGGCGACCCAGGAATACATGGCGCAGGACGGCACCACGCCGCGCATCACGTTCAGCCCCGACGCGCAGGGCAACGGCACGCCGATCATCGATGCTACTTAGAAACGGTCTTCTTGGTGGAGCGCTATTTTCAGGCTTGCTTTTCGGTGGGCAGGGAGAGCCTCCTGCTCCGCCTCAAGGTGGCGGCGGCTCTTATAGGTTCATTGAACCTTATAACAAGCCCAAGAAAAAGGAAGAACAACAAGATGCAAGCGTCTACGTTCAGCCTGTCAAAGTAAAGGCAAATATTGGTAAACCATCTGCAATCGGGTCAATTCGAGTAGATGCAGAATGCGTGGTGTATGGCAATAATTTGGCGTCGGGTGTAGGACTTGCGATTACATCATCTACTAAAAATCTACATGACGAAGAATTTGCCATATTGTTGGCAATGATGTAAAAGGTGTATGATGCAATCAGTGAACTATCTTCGCATCTTGGCGGCATCAGTTGCGAATAGGTCAAAAGTTATTGCCCACAAGATAAAAGACGATAATCAAGCTATCAAGTTAGGGGCAATCAATGAAGCAAGTCCAACTGGTCTGCGAAGCAAGTCTAAACCTGCCGGAAAAAAAGTCCGAGGAACAGACCGGAAAGATTGAAGCCCGCGTCACTACGTGGGGAGCCCGCGAGGGCGCGGACGGTCGTAAGTTTTACTACCGTCCTGAAGGCTTTTCTGCCTGGGCCCAAGAGTTCCAGAAGATGGGCAAGCCTTTGCCTATGTTCCTGAATCACAACAGCGACAGCATGCCTGTTGGTGAGTGGACCAACTTCGAGTTTGATGATGAGGGCATGAACGCTAGTGGCAGGTTGTTCGTCAACACCACCAGTGGCTCTGACCTGTATCAGATAATGACCGAAAGCCCCAATATGTTTGGTGGCGTGTCTGTTGGTGCCTATGCAGACGAATACTGCATGGTCAAAGAAGACGGGTCCATGTGCAATCAAGACGACATGGGAGAAGGGTACTTCCAGATCACCAACGGTGGTTTGCGGGAGGTGTCCGTAGTGATGTACCCGAATAACCCGATGGCAGAAGTCAAGAAGCTGGAGTTCTTCCGGCCTGACGGTTCTGCTGATCTCAAGGTTCTGGAGTCGGCTCTGCGTGAGGCAGGGCTATCTAGGAAAGATGCGGTCACTGCCGCGTCTACTTTTAAGCAAGTCTTGGAACAGCGTGATGCTGTGAAAGAGGAGCTTACTGCGCCGCACCAGAGTGAGTCTGACGCGGAAGTGACCAATGAAGCGGAAATCCTCCAGGCTCTTGAAGAGCGTGAGTTGCTCCGCGTCCTGTCCCAAAAACTGAAAGGTTGAAGATGTCTACCGTTATCATCGAAAAGCTGGATCAGATCGAAGCCCAGCAAACCGCCAAGCTCGAAAGCGCCGTTGAGTCGGTGAAGGCTGAAGTCAGCGAGAAGATCGCTGCCCTGGAAGCCAAGGTCGCCTCCGTTCAAGCCCCCGGCATCATCCAGGCCCCTGCCAAGACGATCCGCCAGGATGTGAACCGGATGGTGCGTGAGCAACTGAAGACCATCTCCAACGGCAAGAGCCAGTTTGAAAAAGAACTGGTGATGTTCCAGAGCGAAGAGCAGATGAATGCCTACCTGAAGGAAGCATCTGCGCTGACCGCTGGTGGCGACGGCAAGGGCGGCCGCACCGCTTACGACCCGGTGTTCGCTGCGTTGCGTCTGGCTAACCCCATGCGCGGCCTGTCTCGCACGGTGACGACTGATGGTTCTTCCTATCAGTTCCGCGTGAAGAGCGGCAACGCTGGTGTTCAGTGGGGCTACGGCATCCAGAACAACGGGGCAACGACCACTGAAGACACGACCATTTGGCAGATCGTGCTGAAGGACATCAACGTGCAGTTCCCGATCCGCACTGCGGCTCTGGACGACATCGATGGTCTGGAAGCGGTTGTCGTTGACGACATGCTGATGGAGTTCGCCCAGGCTGAAGCTCAGTCGATGGTGCAGAACAACGACCAAAGCGGCACTGGCACCTCGGTGGCTACTGGTGGCGCTGATGGTCTGCGTGGTCTGGATCAGTACGGTGGCGCGAACTCTCCGTACGCTGGTGGGACGACCTCGGCAGCGGCGTTTGGTACGTCTGGTACGGGTTCGACCTCTGGTCTTCATAGCCTTGCTACCTACGATCAGTTGACCTCCAACGTCAATACGGTTGGCGCTAACAGCGTCATCTATACCGACGTTATCAACATGATCTACGCGCTGCCCCAGGAATACTGGACGCCTGCTTGCAAGATCATGGTCAACCCGATCCTGCTGAACGGCATTCGCGCTCTGCGTGACACCCAAGGCGCTCCGATCTTCAACCGCAATGAAGGTCTGAGTGTTGACGGTATCGTGGGCCAGTTGCTGGGCTTTGATGTTGTGGTCAACAAGTACCTCGACAACCCGAGCCAGCCGACGACCGCTGCTGCTGGTACTGCTTCTCGCTACCCGATGTATTTCGGTGATTGGCAAAAGGCTCACACCATCATTGATCGTCTGAGCATGGTGGTTCGCCGCTACGACCAGACCGCTCCTGGCTTCATCACCTTCTTCGGTGAGAAGCGCCTGGGCACCTCGGTGCGTGACCCCAACGCACTGATCCGTTATCGCTCGACTGCCACCGCAGCAGCTTAATGGACGGGGGCTTCGGCCCCCATTAAAAGGAACAGCCATGATCGACAAAATCCTAGACGGAATCAAGAAATCTATCCATGAGGGTCGGCAAGTCACGATTGACTTGTCGGAAGCATCGGCTCTGACAGGTTCCGGTCTGGACAAAGGTGGTCGGACTGTTTTTGATGACTCATTCGCAGCGCTTCGCGAAGCGAACCCATTTCGCATGGGTTCTCGGCAAATGCCTGTGAATGGGTCAGATGCTCTTTTTGTTGCCAAAACTGGTAACGCAACGAATTCCACTCCGTGGGGATACACGCCTGCCAATAACACTGGCAGCCCGAATATCGACACGGTAATCTGGAAACTTCCTGTACGGGATATTGCTGCTAGTTTTCCGGTTCGATCTGCTGTGCTTTCTGATGTGAATTCACTGGAAGCGACCCTAGTAGAAGACCTGATGCTCGAGTTCGCGGCCCTTGAGG